GCCATTATTTTTTCCCAGCCAGCTTCATGTGTAGCGGCTGTAACCATAACCTGTGCTTCTGCTTCAGCGCGAGCTTTTGCTACGGCACCTTTAGCTTTAGTTTGCTCAACTTTGGATTCCATCCAGCTACCAGCTAGGTTGGCTATAGGACCTATGAGTGCTTGTATCATTTTTGCATCTCCATCATTGTTTCAATCTTAGCAATGCGTAACTCAAGTTCTCGCACACGTTGAATGTTAGCTTTTACTGACTCAGGCGGTTTCCACTCATCTATCCAGTCGTCATTCTCTTGAATTTCTTCCCAGTGCATTTTTTGTTCATGCTCTAAAAAAGCCAGCCGTTCAGTAATCCCAAAATAGCCCCAAACAGATACACCTGTAAAAGCAATTAAGGCTATTAAGTTTTTAAGCGGGATGGTAAATTCGCTACCCTCATTTAATTTATTCGCCATCAGTATAGCTCCTTGTTTGCAGCTACCTTAACAGGTTTACAATAAGCGGTTGCTCTGTGTTTAGCAGGAACACCACTTAAACTCCCATAATTACCATATCTTTTAGTTATCTGGGATGCAAAATAATTACAATCTGTAACAGACCTAAAATACATATCTTGACTTTGCACTTTGCCGCCTAATATAACTACCAATAAAAACGCATGAATCACTTTCTATTCATCCACGCAGTTGTCCCCATGTAAGCTCCGACAATACCCGCGCCACTAATATAGAATAAATTACTAATATCACTTAACGCCTTAACTCTATCTAGTGGAATGAAAAACATAGCTACAGTAAATAAACCCATGCTTATTAATGTGTATCGAGCCATTCTAAGTTGGGCTAAATGTTTACGGAGATTGTCTTCCGTTGTTTTTATTTCTTTAACATGCATAAGCTCAGCATCACTAACGACGCCATCACCATCTTCATCGTATTCAGCAAACTTAGATTGTTTTTGAAACTTTTTCTGAGCCACTAAAAAACACCTTTAAAATTCATCCCCGCAATAGCTGCACCACCACCTCTGGATTTTGAGCCTTTTGCTACTTCGCCAGTTCTAGGTGACCCATTACGGCGTTTTACAGGTTTAGTGGTTTTTCTACCCATTGCTTCCATAAGATCAAACTCCAGTATTTCAATTTTATCTGGGTCTGTTTCACTAGCTAACATTTCTTTTAACTCTTTTACTCGTGTATTTTTAGCCATTTTACTCTCCTTAAAATTTTGGACCTGAACCAATACCTGTGTCTAAACCATACTCGCCTAAAATACTATCTTTGCCTACCACACTACCAGAAGCAATACCTGTATTTTGTGAAGAACTTTTAGCACCCCTCCTCCCAGCGATAGTATTAGCTAAACCAACAATACCCGAAATAGTATCATTCACACCCATTAATCCAGGGACAGCTGAAAGTGCTCCTAAAGGAGTGTTTATTCCTGGAATAGCCATATTTGCCACATTTTGTGCAAACCCTATATTAGGATCATACCCTATCAAACCCGCTATCCCAGCTAATCCACTGTTTTGTCCAGGACCATATTGATCCATAAAACCCGCAACCTCGGGGGATTCCATATCAATACTGCCAATACCGAAACTCTCAGGATTGCCAAATTGACCAGACATAATCCCCGCTGCAATCTCAGGATTGCCAAATTGACCAGACATAATCCCCGCTGCAATACTATTCATAGCCTTATCTGAATAGGGATCTAAACCGGCAGCAATCGCAGCATTAATACCAGCTACTAAACCCGCATCAGTGGCAGTACCTTCTGTATCACTTCCCGCAGGACCTCCATATTGGTTGCCTTCAGTAGGGCTTCCAGGACCATCTTTACGACCTTCCCCAGTTCCTCCATAACCACCCGAAGTACTTCCACTACTCGCTCCGTAGCCAACACCTACATCAGCATCACTGTAGCCACCACCCTCTTCGCCAGCATCGCCAGCACCAGCACCAGAACCACCGCCGCCGCCAGCACCAGAGGATCCACCAGATCCTCCCGGACCGCCACCACCCGGATCAGCCATTATCCCCTCCCTTTATTAGCTGTACGTTGCATAGCAATTTGTGCTCGCATAGCAGCTATATCTTCTGTACTGCCAATACGCTCACGTTGGATAGCCGCTTGCTCTTGAGCTTTACGCTTATTAAATTCAAGCTCCATCTGCTCTTGTTGGGCATCTTGCATTTGGTCTTGTTGCTTTAACTGTAACTCTTGTTGTTTTAATTCAACTAAAGGATCTTGTCTTTGAGCACCAAGAACCTGTGCTTCTTCTTGCAAGTAAGCCGTCATAAGCTGGGCTTCTATTTCATCCATTCTATTTTGCATCATTTCAGGAGGTATTTCTTGCCCCTGTTGCTGCATAGCTTGCATTTCTTGTTGTGCAACCATCTGCCCTTTTAAACTTAGATGCTCAAATATATGCGTTTGCAAAATCTGCATAGCCGCAGGATTTGCTTTAACTGTCATACTCTGCATAAATGCTAAATGCGTTTGGATATGTGCGTCATGGTTTTGTTCAGGAAAAGCTTTCAACTGTTGTCTGCCAGTTAGAGCCATTTGCAATTGACCATTTTCTGTAATCGCATTTGTAGGTTGCGGCTGTTGGGGTGGGGTCAATATTTGTTCGATATTATCTACACCCAAAGCACTATACATTCTACGGAAAGCTTCATAAGTATTATGCATCTGTGGGTTTGCCTGTGCGAGTTTTAATTGCTCACTCGCTAAACTCACACGCTGCGACATACTGAAAATATTGGGGTTAGCTACAGGTACAATATCCACACGACCGTCAAAATCCTGTGCTTTCATACCTTGCTGATTACCTGTGACATTGTACAGGTAATCAGTACCATCTGTTGCTATGATTTCTGCAAGTAATTTAAATTCCTGCTTCATAGCATTATACAAACGCTTATGCACCGCAGACATAATACGACTGCCACGTTCCATAAGTGCAACTGTTGTACCTACAGGCATCTCAGTATTCTGAATATTGCCTGTACCTATATCTGTCGTGCCAACAAATTTTTGTGCCGCCTGTACTACAAAACCAAGCAGCTGAAACAGAGTCGCGCTCGGCTCTTTATAGGGCAGAGGTAAGAGTGAGCCGCGAAGCTCCGTTCCAACAACATCGACATCCCGCCATTCTCCAGGCTGAAGGGGCTGGTCATCATCTCGTATACGTAATCCTCTAGCTTTAAATCCAGCTGGCATATTAGATAAAGTGCCAGCATCAATTAACTGCCGTAGATTAGCTGTAGCTGTGCGTGATAGATTACCAAGTAAATGGATTAAACCATTACCATAGAATCCAAGTCCAGGAGTAAACATATAATGAATAAAATATTGTTTTTTCCGCTTAAATACATCATTTTCAGCATAATTACGGTATACAGACAAAACTTCACCAGTATCAGAAGATACTGTCACAATGTACGGCAGTTTTATACCTGTTGGCTCACCTTCAGCATCTTTATCCGCAAAATCCTCAATATCTAAGTAACAATGGCACTCATACAAAATAACTTCTTCACTAGTACCCGAACGTTCTAGCCCTGAAAGCTCCTCTTTTGTATCCCGTAACTCATTACTTTCATCATCTCCTGGACTTATCTCTAAATCACGGTAGAAACCATTCACCTGTAACTTGCGTAATTCATTTTCGGACATACGAATGATGTGTGTAACACGTTCACATGAGGCTAAATCAGTAGCATTGTATGGAACCAGCAAATCTTCCGCTTGTACAAACTTACTTACCTGTCTACCAAGCTGCGGATCAGGATAAACTTTCTTAAATGCACTACCACATAGCCCTAAATAGTATAACATCTGGTCAAATTCAGAATCATACTCTTCCATAACATGCAAAAGCTGATAATTCATCTCAGTTTTTATACGTTCTGCCTGTTTTTCTAATTCTGGTGTTGTATCACCCAAGACCTGTGTACGGACAGGACCACTCGGAGGCAATAATTCTTTATAGGCTTGGCTTTGGAATTGGCTAACTGCCTCATTCAGCATTGGGTGTATAACACCAGTAGCTCCTTGGAATGGTTCTGTACGGTTCTCATACTTAACACCAAGTAAATCTAAACCTTTTGTATAAACATTTAACCATTCACTGCGGGAACTTTTATCTTCATCTACTTTTTCAAGTATCATACTAGATATACCTGTAAGTTCATCCTCATCGATAAACTCAGAAAGGTTATCCATAAATTGTGCTTCACCCTTATCTTCCGAATCAGGCTCGGAAAACTCTACCGAACCATCTTCCATTGTTGACATTTCCATACCATCAAAAGAAGGTTCAGGGGCAGTTGTCGGTATTTCTATTTCTAATGGGTCTGACTCTAATTGCTGACCAACCAATGTAAATTCACGCTCAACATTATTATAAGGGCTAGGTTGTTTTGCCATCAGTTTTACCTCCCTGTATAACTCGGAGCATTGGGGCTGG